ATAACTCTTTGTTCTATAGGCACAGCGTTTGCTGTTTCCATAACTTGATTTAATTTCTTTAATCCGCCTGCAGCCGCAATCTCATCATCTAGTTTTATTTTCTCATCTTCACTTAATGATTCTCGGTTCTTGTTTCGTTCTAATAAATCTTTTGCTGTATCAATTTGTTGGCGACCAACAGCTTCAACAATTTCTTTGGCACCCATAGCAATAAGTGCACCAATAGCAACCGATGATAACGCCAACATACCAGGACTTAATAGGAAGTTTAATAGTCTACTACCAATAAACCTCATAAATGGTTTTAAATCTTTTACCCATTCAAAGACCTGCATGGCTTTATCAATCATGTCCTGAATCATTTTTTTGATAGTATCAAATATGCCATCAAAGAAACCTGGACCCGATGGTTTAACTTTGGTTGCAGTACCACCAAGTCCAACCTTTTCTAAAGCCTTTATTAATTTTTTGTGGCGTCTTTCATCTTCATGTTTTTCACCTTCCCTGAGATTGTTTTCTTTCTCTCTGAGAATCATATCATCTTCATGGCTCTTGCGTAAGAATGTTAGTATATCATCCAGAACTACTGACATTCCTGTAGTATCTTCACCACTACCTGGTAATGCACCAATTCTTTTCTGTCGGCTTGTTACAGGTCTAGCACGACCAGCAAAGAATTCAACATCTTTTCTGGAACGACCTAACATCTTACCAACAATAGCAGGACCTAAACGAGAACCACCAGTAAGAATCTTAGCAATATTGAGTGGATCAAACTTCTGTTTGAAACCAGTTATCTTTGCCTTTGTCTTTAATGATATAGCTTTACCAATGGCAGAACCATAACCTTCACCCATAATGAGTTGGTCGGATAAAACAGATGTAAGAGATTGTTCTCTTAATCTCTTGGCTTGTTGATACGTTAATTTATCATTCATTTTGGTTGACCTTTAACTTTTGCAAGTAATGGATTTGTGTCGTTTGGTTTGTCTGGTATTTTTTGTTCAGTTTGATTCACATTCTGATTAATCACATTTATATTCTGTTGACTTTGTGCTTGTTGAGCATTAAGTTCTTTTTTATCATCAGCATTTGTTTTAGATGATTGGTCTAGTGATGTACCGGATGTTGAGGATGCAGGAATTGTTTTTGCCATTTCAGCATCAGTTTTTTTACCGTTACGCATCATATTAACAATTTTTACTGCACGACCTTTGACTTGTTGATACCATAAACTATCCTTTAGATGGTCTGCAGCTGACTCAAAATTACCTGCCTTTAATGCTTTAACTGCATTGGAATTTCTCCATTCTTTGGTATTGAACCATTCACCCATATTGTATGATAAGTCAATCATTGCGGATTGACCATTTTCATTAGCAAGACTCCAACCAGGAGTTTTCATTGCTATTTCTTTATGTTTCACATAATCTTTTTCAAATAATTCATTGATTTGTTCATCAGTCATTGCTGGTGTTCTATTATTTTTCTTATCGTTAGGACCACCATTGTCTTTGTATGCTGCATATGCAGATGGTAATGTTTTACCATCGCCGATTAAATGACCAACACCAATAGTCCACAGACCTTTACTATCTTTATATGGAAAGTTTACTTTACCTTCATGTTGCATAATCATTTTTTTAATTTCACTATCAGTTCCAGTAATTGGTGGAACTTTTTTAATAACTTGTGGTATTACTTCTGCTGGTTTTTCTTCCTTCTTTGCAGTAGTCTTTGCTGCTTCTTGTGACTTCTTTGTTTCTTCTTGTTTGACTTTTTCGGCAGATTCTTTTGTTTTTTTAGTTTCTTTTTCTTTGGTCTTTTCAGCAGTCTCTTTTGTTTTCTTTTCTTCTTTTACTTTTTCAACAGATTCTTTTGCCTTCTTTTCAGGTGCTTTCTTTTCAGGTGCTTTCTTTTCCTCGACCTTTTTCTCAGGTTCTTTTTTCTCTGGTGGTTTCTTTTCTTCCACCTTCTTCTCTACAGGCTTCTTTTCTTCAACCTTCTTTTCTTTTTTAACTCTTGGTGGTCTTGGTGGCTTACGAGCAGTTAATGCTTTGATGATTTCATTATTGCGTCTATCTTTTTCGTGCTTCTGTTCTTCAATATAAGCGCTCGCCATTTCTTGGTTGAGTTTACGGTCCTCATCCATAATCTTCATCATCTTGAAGATTTCACCTAATGTTTCAGTTGGACCAGAAGGACGTGGTATAACATTTTCTGGTTTCTTGGTGAATAACTTTCCGACAGAGGAAGCCACCTTCTTGGCACCACCAAGAGCAGATTTACCAACTCGACTAAACATCGAGCTGGCTGTTTTCTTTGTATTGTCTGAAGGTTCTGCCATTTTACTTTCTTAGTTTTTCTTTTATCTTTTGGTTCTCTTCCTCAATATACTGTATCAGCATTGCAACATATATGTCCCTTTCCCATGGCATCATATTGTCTAGTTCTGTCAAACTGTACTTATGGTGTTGCATCAAAGAAAAATTAGTTTTATAATAATTCTTTAAATCGTCATGGCGAAAGGTTATCCGAAAAAACTTTCGAGTCCCTCCACATTAATCACATGATGGAAACCACACTTGGTACAAGTCATTTCAACCTTCTCTTTTAACTTTGGTAAGTTATTAAAGAATTCTTCAATCTTCATAAATTGTTCTTGGTTCATGCCTTCAACAAATTGTACCATCTCAGCAATTGGTGTTTCATGTCCATAATAGAACTGTTCACCATCATAGATGTATTCAATACTCTGTGCCAGCATATTAAAGGTAATATCAGTATCGCTTTCCATATTGATAGAATCTTTGACGATACCAAACTCAGGGTATTTCATCTTAATCATTAATTTATTGGTCAGTTGAATCTCCGGTGAAATTTTTTCGTCAATTTCAACTTTAACATCTAGTAGATTCAGATTTGACTCCATCAGATTATTACATTCTTTTTCATCCACAACATTGTTACAACGGTACTTTGAATCAATCACTTCACCAACAGACTTTGCTCTGAGGTTGATGAAATAGAATTCAACGTCAACGATAGGCAACTTCTCAATATCAACACCTTCAGTCAAGGTACAATTATAAAGAATGTCCCTAATGGCAGAATGTGCGGCTGAAGAATCATCTGATTCCATAGCCATCAATAAGTTTCGTTGTTCTTTCACAAGGAAAGGTCTATATCTAATCTGTTTCTTTGAAACTGGTAATGTAATATCGTATGTTGGTACATCAATTTTTGGTAAAGCCATAATAACTCCTTAATTAAATCAAAATAGAGAATTGTTTCTCCAATAAGTATATGCAAATGTAACTGACAGTTTATGCACACCGTCATTACTCCAATCCAAATCCATCTGGTTCATAGACACAGGAAATGCCTCATACAAATCAACCGAATAGGACATTTTGTTTGTCACATCATATTGATTGATTGTAATCGTTGTTGAATATTCGTCTTTGTAACTATAGTTGTTATCCAATCTTGAATTGATATAATTGAACCATGCATCAAAGGCATACTTCTGTTTCATGTCATCATCCATCAATATTGTCACATCAACATCGGTATATGATACTAGGTGTGGATGTTTTTCGATTGGACCATAGGTCTTCTGTTCATGTGTTTCAAATGTTTTTCCTGGTAGAACAGCCGACTCACAGCGATATGAAAGTGTTCTTGTGGTTACCAAAGGTGAAGCAAACAAGACAACTGGCACAGGAATGATAATATCAAACCTGTTTGGTCTTGCTAAATCGGTTCTAAAACTGGATTTAAAGGCACTAATTGATCCGGCCATTATGAGTTCCTTATTTCGTTTACTGAATCTTGCCACACCTCTTGTGGTTTGGCTTTCTTAAATTGATGTATCGGCAAGAATGTGGCAATGTCCCACTCATTATGTTCTATGGAAAGAATCCTGGACTTCACATGGTTATAAAGGTACTGTTTGATACACGGTCTGAATTCTTTTAGTTTGGATGACGCATCCAACATCGGATACGTGATTCGGAGTCTCTTAATCTCATCCTCATCATTATAGATAGCAAATGGTAACAATTTTTTGAGAAAATTGATACGATATCTAAGTGGTAAGTAATGTAGGTTAAGTCCTATAAAACCATCAGGTGTTCTTTTAAGTGGTATAACCAGAGGAAATCTGTCGTAATATGGCAACTCCGCCTTACCCTTTGGGTCATATACAAAAAAGTATAAACCACCCATTAAAAACTTTTGACGGTCACTTGGCCTCACAAAACGATGAGTCTCTTTGGTCATCCTAGCAGTAGCTAC